GGGCACTGGGGACCTGTAGAACACCCCGGTATTACATTCTCAGTGTCTGGGTATGTCCACAACGTTATGGTGCAAGCAAGGACTCACAGGGTAGGTGTGACGTTTGATGTTCAATCTCAACGATACACTGGTAAGAGAGTTGTGAAGGTGGCACAAGGAGAATTGAAACCTGATGAAGTTTTCTATTCTCGTCCTCCTGGTTTCTATACCAATCGCAAGGGTAAGAAGTATGAATGGACTCAAGAAGATTATGATGATGAGATGAAATGGTATGTAGAAGGATGTAAGCGTTATGCTGTGAAGTATGAAAAGGGAATGTGTGAAGAACATATTCGTGATGGTCTAGCACAAGGAATTCGTCAAAACTTTGTAGTTTCTTGCAATCTTCGTTCTATTCTTCATATTCTTGATCTTCGTGCTAAGTTGGATGCTCAACTTGAAATTCAGGCATTAAGTGAACAAATTGCTCCCGAAATTCAAAAATGGGCACCAAATGTTTGGGGTTATTATGAAGAAAAGCGTCTTCATAAAGCACGGTTGAGTCCATAATAAATAAATTATCTTGAATTTGTAACTTATGGCAACATATCCTGTAGTGAATACAAAAACTGGTGAACAGAAAGAAGTGGAAATGAGTGTCCACGCCTGGGATCAGTGGAAAATAGATAATTCAGACTGGACTCGTGACTGGTCTGATCCTTCTACTTGCCCTTCTCCCGGAGAAGTCGGTGAATGGAAAGATAAACTCATCGCAAGAAATCCAGGATGGAATGAAGTTTTAGATCGTGCAAGCAAAGCACCAAAATCAACTGTAAAGAAAATCTAATGGCAAGAAGAAAAAGAGCAGATCAACCAATCGGTGTTGGTCTTACCACTCGTCAATCAAAGCGTAAAAAACCATTAAGTAGTGAATATTTAATTGATATTGATCCTCTTACTAATAATCAAAGAAGACTTTTTGATTCTTATGCCGAAGGTAAACATGTTGTTGCTTATGGATGTGCCGGAACTGGTAAAACTTTTATTACTCTATTCAATGCTTTGAAAGATGTTCTTGATGAAAGAACTCCTTATGAAAAAATTTATCTTGTTCGTTCATTAGTTGCAACCCGTGAGATCGGGTTTCTTCCAGGAACACATGATGATAAGGCAGATATCTACCAAATTCCTTATAAGAATATGGTGAAGTATATGTTTCAGATGCCTTCCGATGTTGACTTTGAAATGCTCTATGGCAATCTAAAATCACAAGAAACGATTAAGTTCTGGAGCACTTCATTTCTTCGTGGAACAACTCTTGACAATGCTATTATTATTGTAGATGAGTTTCAAAATCTTAATTTCCATGAATTGGATTCTATTATCACTCGTGTTGGTGAAAATACAAAAATTTGTTTTTGTGGAGACGGAACTCAATCAGATCTTGTAAAAACAAATGAGCGTAATGGTATTGTAGATTTTATGACAGTCTTGCGTAAAATGCCTTCTTTTGATATAATTGAATTTGGTGTAGAAGACATTGTTCGTTCTGGACTTGTTAAAGAATACATTATTGCAAAAATAGATGCTGGATTTTAATGACAAACTCTTTGATTGAAAAATATAATGAAATTCATGGTCAAAAATTTAATCATGTTGATATTGAACTCCCTAAGTTAGAAAGGGAGACTATAGATGGCATTCGATATTATAAGGTTCCAGATTTAGATCAACTTTTAAGATTAGTTTCGATTACTTCTGTTACCAGTCATAAAAATCGCCAGGTATTTGTTAAATGGCGCAAAAAGGTTGGCGACAAAGAAGCAGACAAGATCACGCAACAAGCAACTAGTCGTGGAACAGATATGCACACGCTAGTTGAGCATCATTTGAAGAATGATGATCTTCCAGAAGTTCAACCTTTATCTCAGTTTTTATTTGATATTGCTAAGAAAGATCTGAATCGTATAAATAATATTCATGCTCTTGAAGGGTCTTTATACAGCAAAGTTCTTGGAATTGCAGGTACTGTTGACTGTATAGGGGAGTTTGATGGCGAACTGGCAATAATTGACTTTAAAACTTCTAAAAAACCAAAACCACGCGAGTGGATTGAACATTATTTTGTTCAATGTATGGCATATGGTTGTATGCTGTATGAACTAACAGGTATTTCTGTTAAAAAACTGGTAATCATTATGGCTTGCGAAAATGGAGAATGCGTCGTCTATGAAGAATATGACAAATCAAAGTACATCAAACTACTCACCGAATACATTAGAGAGTTTGTTAGAGATAAACTGGAACAGTATGGAACAAAATAAAGAACTAGAAAAAGCAATAGAAAATAAGTTTTTAACTCCTTCTAAATTTGCTCTGGAAATCGAAAGCATTGTGGCACTTGAAAAAATGAATTATATTGATGCAATATGCCATTATTGTGAAATTAATAATCTTGAAATAGAATCAGTTACGAAACTTATTTCAAAACCTCTTAAAGAACGACTGAAGTGGGATGCAATTCGTCTCAATTTTATGAAAAAGACCTCCCGTGCTTGTTTGCCTATCTAATGAGTCCCTTTGAATGCTATCAACATTATCTTTCACTAAAAAACCACTTTACTAACTCTAAATATGATTTTTTCAAATATGGTGCAAAAACTAGAGCATCAGTCACTTCTTTTAACAAACGGCGCGATAAATATTTTTTTGAGAAAACTTCAAGAAAGTATAATGATAAAGAAGTCGTAGACTTTTTAGTAGCAAATTTCATATCAACAGACAACCCGCAGAATTTATGGATTGGACAAATTATCAATTCTGGAGAAAGAACATATGCAGAGTGGATGCGAAGACAGCAGAGTTTGAGTTACTTGTTCAAGGAGCAATCGACAGAATTGTTCTCGGAAACCGAATTGAACGATGTCTTCAATTGCACCAAAGGTCATCCACCAATTCTCAAAAGGTTTCTAAGCGGGAGATTATTTATCGAAAACTTCGTAATCTACGACAAAATATTTCACTTTTCAAAAGATTTTGATAAGAAACTTTTGGATCCTGTATGGGAAACCGTAAGTTTAAAAATATCAAAATACAAACCCTTTCTAAATATTGACGTGTTCTCATACAAAAAAATCTTACGGGAAATTATAGATGAGTAAATTTTTTGATTCTGAAATTATTCAGGATGAACTGAAAGAAATTAACAAATTACAAGAAGAACTTTACGGAAGTATTCTTACTTTTGCTATGATGGATCGTGAAGAAAAATTAGAACATATTGAAAAACTTACAATTTTGCTTGATAAACAACGTATAATGTATACTAGATTATCTCTTTCTGATGACCCAGCAGCATTAGAAATGAAAGAGAATTTGAGAAAATCAGTTGCTATAATGGGATTTCCTCCTGAAACTGATATTCAGGTTTTGTTCACAAGTATGAACAAAACGATTGAATCTCTCAAGAAGTATCTTGACTAATCTAGCAATCTTTGCTATACTATACAAGTAATCCAACGAATCCAATTTATCCGAGGTATCTAAATGGGCTTTGCCGATCTTAAGAAACAATCCAAACTTGGTTCTCTCACCGCCAAACTGGTGAAAGAAGTCGAAAAAATGAATACTACTAGCGGTTCTTCTGATGACCGTCTTTGGAAGTTAGACGTTGATAAAAGCGGTAATGGTTATGCCGTAATCCGTTTTCTTCCTGCTCCCGATGGAGAAGATCTTCCCTTTGTGAAGGTTTATTCTCATGCCTTTCAGGGGCCTGGTGGTTGGTTGATTGATAACTGCCTGACCACTCTGAATGGGCAAAAGTGTCCTGTTTGTGAGTATAATTCTAGTCTGTGGAACAACGGCACTGATGCTGGTAAAGAAGTTGCACGTAAGCAAAAGCGCAAACTGACTTATGTAAGCAATATCTATGTTGTGAAGGATCCTGCAAATCCTGATAATGAAGGTAAGGTCTTCCTGTTCAAGTATGGTAAGAAAATCTTTGACAAACTTACTGAGGCAATGCAACCTGAATTTGAAGATGAGTCTCCTATTGATCCATTTGATTTCTGGCAAGGTGCTAACTTCAAACTGAAGGCAAAGAACGTTGCTGGTTATCGTAACTATGACTCCAGCGAATTTGCCGCTCAGGGTGCTCTTCTGGACGATGATGATGCTATGGAAGCAATCTGGAAGAAGCAGTATTCTCTTGCAGAATTCACTTCTCCTAGCGAATACAAGACTTATGATGAACTGAAGAAGCGTCTTGATTCTGTTCTGGGTGCTAAAACTTCGAATCGTATTGATGAAGAAGTTGAGGATGAAGATGATTATCGCGGTTCCACAAAGGAACTCAATGATGATCTTCGTAGCGAACTGAATAATCTGAAACCAACCCGTGCAGTTTCTGCACCTGTGGAGGATGATGATGACGATGCTCTTTCATATTTTGCAAAATTAGCATCTGATGATTGATTAGTTGCTATAATCTGGGGAGTTCAAGGGACTCCCTTTTTTTATGAATTTAATATTCTGGTATTTTCGGTTTTAATCAATCTGTTGTTTATATATTGCGATGACCTATCATAAGTCATTGCTTTTCTTGTATCATTAATTATTTGCTGCAAGTAAGTTGGTTTTAGGACATAGATTGTTCTTTTCTCATCATTTTTTCTTACTTCATATTCATAATTGCTAATACCTACTATTGGATTTGGAATACTTATAATGTTTTCACCTAAACTAATATCATTTGTATAAATTTTTCCTTTATCGTAATAAGATATTTTGAAGTTTGAATCAACTATTTTTCCTGCAGGAAGAATCAAACAACCTTGAGAATCTCTAACTTCAATTGTTTCATAATGGTGAATTGAATTTAAATCATTACCATAAAGTTCCTCAGCATACTGGTAAAGTTGATAATTTGAAAGTGGCCATTGATCTCTAACTCTGGTAATTTCCGCACATACTAAGACTACCCAATCATATTGACTACTTCCATAAAGTTCTTCAGCCACAAGATCTGGTCTTGATCCATCTGTAATTTGATATTTGTTAAAGATAGTAAAAACATTTTGAAGATCATCACGAAGTTTTACGCGACGAAATAAATTCTTTACAAGCAAATAATTATCAACAGACTGTTTATCTGAGAGGAAAGATTGATATTCTAAATTTGGTAGTTCTCTAAAGTAAGACATTAGTAACCAACTCCAGTTCTACCTTCTTCTGTATTATCATATTCCTCCGCATAAATTGGAGATAACTCTTGAAATTGTAATGTCAGTTGCATATGTACTGGTGTTGCATCAGGATATGTTGAATATTGTGCTGAACCATTATAATTTACATTCATTTGTGTTAGAGCACATGGTTTAAAACGATGTAAGAATGGATGTTGAATTCCTCCACTCATGTACTGCAATTTAAAGACATTTGGTGCTTTAACGAAAAGACCTCCACCTGAATTTTCGGGAGTTCCTTTTCTTGGAGTCATATTTTGCTTAAAACTTCGAATTATCTTTTTAATCATGTCACTTTCTTTTTTAGATCTTGGAACCATATCAAAAGTGAAATTAAATGCTGGACGCAGTGTTACACCATTGAAGAGTAGTTCAACATTCTGGTTAAATACATTTCCTCTTGCTCTTGATATTATTTGATTTATATCTCCTTGACCTAATGCTGCTGACAATGCCGCAGCGGCAGTTCCTGCTGCTATTGCTTGCTGCCCTTCTCCACTTTGTATTGCGCTGTCAAGATTGGATCCAAATTTTTTAAAA